TTGGTATGAGAGATCCTGAGCTTGGCAAAGAGATGATGACTACAGCCTTTGATCCTAATGTACCTACAAACCTACAATCAAAGATTCGTAGACAGCTTACTAAGATGGACCCATTGCTATTCGCATTGCTATATCTTTATGAGCACATTAGCGACAATGAAGATAGAGTTATTCTGTCAGGATTCCATCTTGATGTTTATTCATGGGCTGTAGAAGTATTGCCTAATGCAGACTCAATGGCTATTAAAGATAAGCGTACAGCATTCATTGCCCCTCGTGGTGCAGGTAAATCAACTACGCTATTCGTTATCCTGCCTATCTGGGCTATGGCTCATAGGCATAGGACATTGATTGCTACATACGGTGCATCATCAGAACCTATTGAGGATCACTTGAGAAACGTTAGGCGTGAGCTTACTGAGAATCCTCTACTGACTAAGGATCATTCAGGGCTTGCTGAGTTCTCTACTAATAAGGATAGCTTCTACTATTCAAAGAGAACTAAAGTAGGCATGAGTGCTAAAGGTCTTGATAGGTCTATTAGAGGAAAGCTAGAACAGGGCTTGCGTCCTGACTGGATTCTCTTTGATGATGTTGAGCCTGGTGAATCTAACTACTCTGATAAAGAAATTGAGAAACGTAAGACTACAATCCTCAACGATATTATTGGTGGAGATGCTAACGCTGTTGTGTCTTTTGTTGGAACAGTTACCCGAGCAGGTTCTATTATGCATGACATCTTGAGATCCAAGACAGAGAATGAAATAGTTCCTTGGGTTAAAGAGCAATTCATTCAGTGTCGTTACTATCCTGCACTCATTACTAATGAGGATGGCTCTAAGGTAAGTATGTGGGCTAACAATCCTAAAGAGGAATGGTCTACAGAATTCATGTGCTCTATCGAGAAGACTAATGCATTCCAAGTAGAGAAGATGAATAATCCTATGGGTAAGCAGGGTAAGTATTGGAGTCTTGACGACATCAGGATTACACCTGAAGCTAAGAAAGATCTTGCAGGCACACGCTATATCCTTATGGTTGATCCATCTATTACTACAAAAGATACCTCTGACTGGACAGGACTTGCTGTTGTAGCTTATACACCTGCTATGGCTGGTAGTAATCCTCAAGTAGAAGTAGTAGATGCTAGGCATGTGAAGCTGGTTAATGAGGACTTGCGTATGTACGTATTGAGAATGCTTGCTGAGTTTCCTCAGATTCGTTATGTGCGTGTTGAGGTTAATCAGGGTGGAGATCTTTGGGGTCTAGCACATAAGCCTAACGATACCCGTAGTCGCTCTGGTGTTTTCCATGACTTGCCTAACGGTGTAGGTCTTATGGTTGGCACCACTTCTCTTAATAAGGAAATTAAATTCGCTCAGGCACATGACTTCTATCAGAAGCCTGGAATTGACATCTATCATCGTGAACATTTCGGTGAGCTAGAACGAGAGCTAATCGAATTCCCTAAGGCACGATGGGACGATATAGCAGATGCAGTAGTTATGGGAATCAACTACTTCCTTAAGCCTGCTGCAAGTAAGAAGATTCGTACAGGATCTACTGAAGTAAGTTACCTATGAAAGTTAGCGGCACTAACAACAGTAATCCTAGTAAGTAAACCTACCGTCCCACAGAAGGGGGCTAATATGAGTATCGCTGAAGTGGTGCACGGTTGTATTGCACTAGATAAGGCTCGTCCTCAGTACATTGGAGCTGAGGAAATGTATGAAGGAACCGCAGAGGAATTCTTTGCTTCAACTCAGGTAGAAAGAGAAGTAGCTAAGACGGGTTCTATGGGAAGAGTAAATCTTGTAAAGAGAATTACTACTACTGTAGCTAACCGAGTAAAGCTTGCTGCTGTCTCTGTGCCTGATGGTAATGAAGAGATCAATGCAAGACTAGATCTTATTCGTGAAGCTAATGATATGGATGTCTATGAGAAGACCCTTATCAAGAAGACCCTGATGTATGGAGACTCCTACATCTCTATTTGGAATGTAGATGAAGAGGATCTTACTGAAGATGAGAATATGCGTGAAGCAGGCGTAAGCCTTAATTACAATTCTCCTTTGTGTATGCGTATGATCTATGATCCTAACAATGAGCGTAAAGCTCTGTACGCAATCAAGTCATGGAAGGAAGGAGAGCTAAGAAGGGCTGACCTTTATTTCCGTGATCGTGTAGAGCGCTACATTACTAAGGATGAGAATCTAGACGGACATAAGCCTGAGCATTGGGTTACTTATGATGAGGATGTTATTGATCCTATGTCAGGAGAATTCACATCTGATAATGGAATTATGTTCCATGATTTTGGTGAGATTCCTGTTGTTCATTTCCGTACTGACCTTACTTATGGAACACCTGAAGCTATTGATGGTTATTCTTTGCAGCGTGCTATCAATAAGGCTCTTGTTACTTTGGTAGCTACTATTGAGCGTACAGGATATCCTGTAAGGCTTATGCTTATGTACCCTGAAGCTATTCTTGATAACAGTAATGAGGAAGATCCTGAGTGGGAATTGGATGATGAAGTTCCTAATGCTCCTGTAGTTCCTCAGTCTGCTGCTAAGGATAGACCAGGAACTATGCGTAGAGAGCATGGAGTAAGAGACGTTAAGGAATTTGCACCAGGACAGCCTAACGTATTCCTTGACCCTATTATGGCTTTCATTAAGCTTATGGCTTTGGCTACTGAAACTCCTGCATATGAGCTTAACCCTGAAGGTAATCAGCCATCAGGAGAGGCACGTAGACAGGCTGACAAGCCGCTAGAGGCAAAAGTAATTGATAGGCAGACATTCCTGAAGGGTCCATTTAGTAATCTATACAGGCTCGCTCTGAAGGCTGTTGATGTAGTAGTTCGTAAGGTTGATATTCAGTGGGCTCCTACTTCACCTATTAATGATGCAGATGGTTGGACAACTATTGCAGCTAAGCAAAGTGCTGGTGTTCCTGTAGCTCAGACATTGGCTGAGGCTGGATATAGCGAAGATCTTATTGCTGAGTGGACTGACAATGTTGCTGAGGCTACTACTCTTGCTGAGAAGCTTGAGTATCTATCAAAGATTTCTCTTGCATTGAAGGATATGGGAACAGCTTCAACTCTTGGAGTTATTTCTCCTGAACAGATTGAAGCTATTGTAACTTCTTTGATTGCTTCTCTTGAGAGTGATCAGTAAAAGTTAGCGGCACTAACAACAGTAATCCTAGTAAGTAAATCAGATGGACACTAGAGTAGTTATAGGAGAATAATAATTATGACAACACCTATTAACTCTCCTATAACTGACTCAGAAGATAAAGCTTCTGAGAAGTATGAGAGTAAGACAATTAAACTTATCAGCTCTATTGTTGAGCAGGTTACCAAAGCTATTGCAGATATCCTTATTGCTGAGGGAAGACTTAGTGATGAGGAATTGAAAGCTAAGGTTATCAGTATTGTATCTACATTAAAGCCGAGCATGTCTAAGCAGGCAATTACTTCTGCTGTTGTAGAAGGATTGAACTTGGGAATTGCTCAGGCTGGATTGTATGAGGATATGACTAAGCCTGTAGCTAAAGCAAAAGATGCTAAGGCAATCGCTAATGATGTAGCTGATTACAGTAAAATCATTTCTTCTGCTGCTAAGGATGCTTTGAATCTCGCTAAGAAACTTCCTATGGATGGTACCTACATTGATACAATCCTAGGCAAAGTTAAGCAGGTTGAAAACAAAGCTACTCGCGCAGCAGCAACCCTAGCTAATAGGGCACAAGCTGAAGGAACAATACTTGCAGCTAAAGCAAACAACACAAAACTTGTATGGGTTAATGAGAATAAAGCATGTCTTCATTGCCTAGCTTATGCAGGTCGTGTTGTTAGCCCTGATAAGCCTTTTGGAGATCATTCATATGATCCTAAAGGACTAAACACAGATGCCTTGCAGCTAGAAAATCCTGATGGTGTGAAGGGTCCACCTCTTCATCCTCATTGCAGATGTCGATTGAGGATATGGGATGGTCCTGATCCTAGAAAGCCTGAGGATATTCCTACAAAGAATAATGAAGTTACCTTTCCTGAAGCGTTGCAGCGTGAAGCACGTAGAGCAGTGCTAAGAGGTGACTCAGATTATGACTCTCTGCCTACAAGAATTAAGGCAGCAGATAAACTACTTACTATTGGCGCTAATCTTCCTAAGACAGTTGAGAAGAGAGCAGCTATAGCAGTAACAAAGGGAGAGTTCCCTAACCGTGTCGGTAATTAAGTTCCGTGTCGGAACAGATGGAGGAAATAGAAATGCCTAAGGAAGATGAGAAGGCTGAAGATCAGAACGTTGAGGAAACCGAAGAGGTTGATGAAGACGAGACTGATGATAATGAAGCTGAAGAACCTACTATTGAAGAGCTAAAGGCTCAAATTGCAGAAAAGGATAGAGCCCTTAAGAAGGCTAATGCCGAGCGCACACGCCTAGGTAAGAAGCTTAAAGAAGCTCCTAAGCCTGAGGACAAGGAAGCTGCTCCTGATCTTTCTGATAAAGCTAAGCGTGCTCTTGCTATTTCATATCTTCGTACAGAAGGACTTAGCGATGTGCAGGCTAAGAAGTTTGCCAAGCTTGTAGATCTGGAAGATATTGAGATTGACGATGATGGTGATCTTGTAGGAATTGACCTTGATGAACTTAAGGAAGATTTTCCTGAATTGTTTGCTAAGGCAACCTCAGATACACCAGCTAAAAAGAATGGTGGACGTAAGCCTGATACAGGTGATAAGTCAGGTAGTTCTAATGCTCCATCTGGACTGAGCGAGGCGTCTAAAAGAATGCTTAAGATTTCCGGTAGGAAGTAACCGATAAGAATAACAATAGACTTCTTTCCGTGTCGGAAAGAAACTCCGCAATTAGCGCATAGGATAATCCGAGTCGGGCTATTCTAGCAAATTGCATTTTGCCCTTTGTCAGGGCGTTTTAAATTAATTCGCCAATATTGGCAATGGGCTATATGAATGCCCATATCCAGTGCCTAATACTAAGGAGATTTATAATGGCACGTGAAACTTATGAAAACTGGATTCCTGATGAGGTTGCTGCCTCTGTTATCCAGGTAGCAGACAAGGGTTCTGCTGTAGAGCTAGCTGCTCGTACTGAAGTAATGGCATCAGACCTTAAGCGTGTTCCTCGTTCTGGTGGATTCACTGTAGGTACTGTTGCTAAGGGTGGTATTTACTCTGAAAGCACTTCAACCAACGATTACGTAGAGCTTATTGCTCGTAAGATCGGTGGAATTGAGCGTATCGCTGTAGAAGACCTAACAGATACTACTATCGATCCTCTAGCTGTAAAGCGTGTAGATGCTGCTTACGCTATGGGTAAGTTCTTCGACAACGCTGCTCTAGGAACTAAGGTTGTAGCTAACGGTACTACTGTTCCATTCAACTCTGTTTACTACACAGTAACTCAGGCTGATGCAGCAGTTGGATATACTGCTAACGCTAACCTAAAGGCTACTGCTGGTGCTCTAACTTACGCAAAGCTTGTAGAAACTATTAGTGCTGTTGGTGCTGGTGACTGGGGTTCTGACCTAGTAATCATCGCTCACCCAACTTTCCGTTTCGAGACTCTTGGAATTACAGGAAACAACGTTCCTCTAATTGACAATGCTCTTACTGGTGGATGGGAAGGACGTACTCTTCTAGGTGTTCCTGTTCTATGGAGCCAGGGTGCAAAGGTTTCTGCTACTGCTACTGGTGCTTCAGGTTCTTCAACTCCTGGTGTTGCTGGTACAAACGGTAACCCTCTATTGATCGTTGCTAACCGCAGCCTTCTAATCAAGGGTGTTGCTAACCTTCCTGGTGTATCTAATGGTGCTCCTGGATTCAGCTTCCAGGACGTAAACGTTGGTTCTGGTTACATCACTGACGAAGCCCTAATGAAGGCTGCTATGCGTCGTGGTTTCGCTGTAGGTAACGTAAACGGTGTAGCTGTACTTGAGCGTACTAGCTAATCAACTGATGTGAGCCCTATCCTTAATTGAATAGGGCTCACATCAACCTAACTTGGAGGAAATGATATGGCTAAGGACGTTAAGCCTAAGGCTACTGAGGCACCTCTTACCGATGCGAAGCTTGCTGAAGATAAGACAACTGCTGATTACGTAGCTGCACGAGCAACAGATGGTTCAGAAGGCACACGCTATAAGAAGATCTTTGTTGAACAGCACAAGAGCCCTTCATGGGACAAGGTTTCAGCATATTTCGATCACGAACCTAATCTTGTAGGTACTCTTTCTGAAGCACTTGTACGAGGACTTCACCCACTAGGTGAGGCTAAGTTTGAAGGTGCAGAAGTTCAGGCAGATGGTGTAAGTGTTGAGCTTACTTATTCTGTGAATGTAAAGCCTGTAGAGGACAACCCTACTGGTGCAGAAACTCTAGCTCCTTCAGAATCAAAGCACATTAACTAATTGAGAGGCGGCTGTTATGGCTTGGTTTACTAGTAAGGCTGAGGCAGCCGCTCTTATTTCTGTAGACTCTTCTGCTATTAGTGATGCTAATTATGCTATGGCAATTTCTGCTGTAGAAGCATTCATTAATCGTGAAGTTGAAGATATTCCTAGCATTGATACTAGGGATCTTCGCAGAATTAAGAAGGCTATGGCATGGCAAGCTCTGTTCCTAGCTGATCAGCCTGATTATGGATACAGAACACTAATTGAATCTGCATCTGCTGATGGTCAGTCATTCAATATGGCTAAGGCTGCTGGTGGAGGTGTAGATATTGCAGCCCAAATGCTCCATCCTCTAACTATTAGGTATTTGCGTAACCTTACATGGAAGCGTAATCCTGTCACTGAGGATAAGGCAGCATTGCTTGCACTAGCTTATAGGAATTTCTTGAATGAATCTTCTGACAACTACACACGTTGGGAGAAACTTTCATGAGAAGCCTAGCTAATACTACTGTTCAAATTGAAGGCTCTATTGAACTAGATGAATACGGTGATCCTGTAGCTAGTTCAGATCCTATTGGCAATCCTATTCCTGTGTCTCTTATTGAGCGTAGGCAATTGATTGCCGAGCCTTCAGATAACAAGACACTGACTTATGTTCGATACGCTGTAATGAGGTGCAAGCCTAATTCAGGAATCGTACAGGATCAAATTGTACGAGATCTTAAGACTGATATTCGTTGGGTTGTAGATGAGGTAACTCAGCTATTCAATCCGATGACA